AGAGTACCGCTGGGAAAATTCCTGGAAGGAAAACGACCGATGGCGCAGCATCTGGCGTCCAATATCTCTTGTCGTGTCAATCTGGAGCGTGATGTGACACATTTCGAAGGGGCTCCAGTGTTTATGCCGGATGAGGTAATTGATCAGCCCTTCGTCATTCAACGCGCTGATCTGGCTGGTCGGGTTACTGACGCGCGCGAAATAGGCGATGTCATTGACTAGGCTCGATCCAGCCGGTGCGGCGTGGCGTCGGCTATAACTTTCCAGGCTTACTGATTGCATGTTTCTCTCTCCCTAATTTCCTCAATCAAGATCATCTGGCAGACGGTTTTGACATTGCATTCCGCCTCGACCGCGGTTGCCAGGATTCCATCATAGACATCATTCGGCAGGCGAATGTGAAGATGCCGCCCGTTGCTGTTGGTCCGGTCAATCAGAACCCGGATGACGGCTGGCGTCGTTCCGAGCGTGGATGCAATGTCCTCTGCGGATATGCCTTCGTTTGCCATTGCTGATGCTTTGGCTGTGATGCTCATCGCCTGTCCTCCGAATAGAAAATGTGGTTCCCAATCTGGTCAATGCGGCGCATCCGCTTGGCCCAGCCTGGGGAGACGTAGGAGGCGTGGTAGTGCGTCGCGCCCATGTTTTCCCAAGGGTTGGCCCACGCATCGCGCACGGCCTTCTGGGCGGTCTCCCAGGCCGCTTTGTCGGTGATGGTCTCAGGCAACCCGTCCGAATAGAAGCTGAATGCGGCTGGATACTTAACCACGGCGCAGGCATCGTTCGGCCATGCACCATGATCCACCCGATTTTCAATCACATGAACCACCTGCCGCTGCCCGGCTGGGTCTTCGCCACGGGCTTCAAAGTAAACTGCGGTTGCCAGACAGAAGAAAATTGTCTCAATCATCATCGTTCTCCACTTCGCCGGACCCGGAACAATCGGGACAATCGGTCAGGCTCTCTCGGATGTATCCACCGTGACTCCAGTCAGCCACGCCGGTCTCAGTCACGACCCGGCCTTCGCCGAGGCATTCAGGACACTGGCTCATTGTTGCTCTCCCAGTGTGATTTCAAGGTTTTCGGGATCATCCATAGCGGCGAACAAGGTGACTTCATGGATGCCGCCCCTCCCCTTGATCTTGATGGACCTCCAAGTGGTGCCGTTCTTGGCCTTTCCGACATTTTCGATGGTGATGTCGGTGACATCGTGAATGCTGATGTTCATTTTGCTTTCTCCCGAAGCAGGTTTCTAACACCTATGTTGATATAGATTAACTGTTATGCTGTCCATATAAAAATGGATGTGCCGTCAAAATAATTTCAGGGGGTCAGATCAGCGGCCAGCCTGGGGCGGCGGGAGATTCCTACCCAGGCTGGCGCGACCGGAGCGTGGAAAGGATGAAACACGCTCTTAGCGTGACCTTTACCACTTTTCTAACCGCTGCACAAAGTGGTCGATCTGTTCTTTCGCGTGGTCAGAACCCTTCGCCACGATGGTCTGATGTCGGCAGTATTTGGTCAAGTATTCCATCATCGACTTCTGGTCTGCGGAGACCGAGCCACCCTTGGTCCGTTTCATCTCGACCCACAGGTTCCAAGCTGGGATATATAGGTCTGGAATGCCCTTCACGACGCCTTCGGCTTTCAACCGGCTGGCTGTGACGCGGGAGCGATAGCCACCATTCGGGATCGCAAAAATCAGCACATCGGGATAAGCAACCCGGAACCATTTTACGAAATCAACCTGCTCTTGATGCTCTGTCCTCATCGGTCTCAATCACTCCCGTAATCCTGCTGCCGGGAAACGCTTTCCTGGCTTCAATCACGATATCATGGACCACATCGCCGTTGGACGCTATCAGTTCGGCTGAACTAAATGTGAAGGCGTCTGGTTCGCCATTGCGGACATCGGCTCCATTGATCTCGTACACAGCCTCATCGGGGTGATTTGAGTCTTTGATGGGCCATGGCACAAGGTCAGGGTGTAAAACATGGGCCTCGCAACCGGTCGCCTGATGCTCTGGCGCTACATCGTCTGCATCCCACCGCGCGCAGGTCCATTTGCCGTTCGGCGTTGGTGTAGAGCGGGCGCATGTCCGGCAGTTGACCTGCTTGGTCAGCTTTGATCCGTGACAGAAATCGTGCGCCGGGCACAGCTTACACTGATACCAGGAGGCATCGGTCGAGATAGGGTCTGGCATACGCTCGGCGGTTGATAGCCTCTGGCCACGGTCTAGCAGGCTCTGAGCCGTGTCAGGGTCATACTTGATCCGCTCAGTGTATAATCTGTCATCATTCTTACAGACGGCCACATAGAGCGCCCGCTTTATGCCCAGCCCGTGCATATAAAGCTGCATCTGGGCATAGTGGGCTGGCTTAGATTTCTCGACGCCCTTGGCATCAAGATCATTGAACGATTTGAGCGCGTGGGTTTTGTATTCCACAACGTGCTTCTGCATCCCACCGCCGGGGATCCCGCTGACTGCTATCCCATCTGTCGATCCGCCGAGGTGGCCGCCCAGGTCAACAAACTGTTGATCCGTCCCGGTGTCTTGAAACTTGATCCCGATCGCTTCCAGATCAGCTTGGATCGTGGCTTCCTCGTTATGGCCGCGCCGGAACAGGCGTTTGATCCGGCCTGGAAACTCTTCACGGACCGCCCAGCGGAAGGACAACCAGATCCAGCGATCGCAATGATGACCCAGCCCAGAGGCTCCCATATGCGGGCGCGGTGCGTCCTGGATGTCTTTGTGGTGCTTGTCTATGGCCTCCGCGACAAGATCAATCCGCTTTGGTATTTTAGTCATGGCTCTCTCCCTGAGCATATAAATTGCCCGGAAAATGCTTGGGCAAATTCCGGGCAAATTCTGGGCAGATTATTTAGAACGGAATATCGTCGTCTAAACCCTCTGCCGGTTTAGCGGCCCAGGGTGGGACGGCAGCGCCTGCCTTCACCATCGCTGGCTTCGACCCGCTTGCCCGGTATCCCTTGACCTCATTCCGATCGCCATATTGTTCTGATCTCTGGGTTGCTAGTTTTATCCCCAGCGTTGACCCGATGAGTTGGTCGGTGTCCGCCAGTTCAGCGATACCAACGATCTCTGTGATCTTGCCGAGCTGCTGATGCCCGATCTCGACCGCTTTGGGATTAGGGTTGGAAATGTTGATGTTGGTGAACACCACCCGGCCTTCATGGGTCGGGCCGGTAATGTCGAACCGGATGGCGATATACTGCCCGGTGCCCGCCTTCGTATCTTTCACGTCGGCATTGACGATCATGGCCTCGTACCAGCCGTCAGGCAACGGCTCCCAGGTCCGTGGCTCGTCTAACGGCCGCTGGGCAACCTCTGCGGCGCGGAATGCTTTCTGTAGTGCTACCATGGTTCTATTCCTTTTCTATGGTAAAGCTGACGCGGGATGGCGTCGTGGTGATTGATTTCAGGAAGGGTTTAGTCACACTGTCTGGCGCAGCTTTCCAACCGGAAGCATTAACCTCAGGCTTCCAGCGAAACAGTTGGTCTAACTGAGCCTCAAGACCATATTGTTCGGCAATATCTTCTGCCGTGCGCCGGTCAACCTTGCGGCTCATGCGACCAACCAGCTTAATTTTGTGGCCTCCGTCGGTGACTGTCGTTTCGGTGCCTTCCAGGCTCTCCGGGACGCCGAGCAGGCTACCGATGTGATCTTCCAAAGCCCTCCGCCGCTCGACGGCTTTACGCTCTGCCGCCTTGGCCTCAATCCACTCGCCAGCGGCGGTGTCAAGATCCAGGTTCATTTTGTGCCTCCAATCTTGGCAATAATTTCACCGATGTCCGGCGCTTCCCAAGCATCCAGCTTTCCTGACCGATCTTTGGCTTGCCAGAGACCGTCCGTGTCGCACATCAGCGCGCGTTGCGCATTGCCTTCGGCATCTTTCTCGACGCGGAGTGCCGCCACGATGTCGAAATAGTACGGCAACGCCTGTCCCGTTTTATTTCCTGGCATACTCGGCGCGTATAACATCCGCCCAGTCTCATCCTGGGATTTGTCTAGCTTTGCAGTGAACAGCACGTGGCGATGAGGAATGTCTCGGAACAACCGAATGACCTGGGCCATCGTGGTTGCCATCTCACCATAGGCTTGGCGCGGGTCTTTGGCTGATTTCTTCTCAGCGTCCAGACAGACTTCAGCAATCTCACTGATGCTGTCTAACGCGATGGATTTGAACCCCTTTGCATCGTCGCTTGTGGTGAGCCAGGTATATGCCTCGCGCAGATCGTCCATCGACTTAATTGCAAGGAAGGGAAGATCAGCGTTAGCAATGCTCAACAACCCAGCCTCGGCGCTCAGTATGACCGGCGCTGGCATGGTTGGAATCAGGCTTGTTTTGCCTACTCCTGCGGCCCCATAGACTAGCAGCTTAATCGCGTCTGCCGTGGCTTGGCCGGTGTTTTGTAGGTTAATCACTCTTGGTTCTCCCGTTTGATTTTAGCGTTAAGGTCTTCCAGATATTTGCGCGCTGGGACGGCTTGAAACTCAATCGGCAGCTTAGAAATTAACGTGCTGTCCGAAGTCTCCATCAAGGCTTCGCCGGTTTCGGCGTTGACGATGATCCAGCTATTCATGCCGCGTACTCCTTTCGTGAGCGACAACGGACTTCTTTGCGGAAAACGCAAACAAGTTACGTCACCGCCCATCGCACGAGCGCGACCACGCAGCCCAGGGCGACGATGGTGCAGACGTATGCTAGGTAGCGGTCAGGCATCATGGGGCGTCTCCCGGCGTCACTCCTCATATGCTTTTGCCATTCTCTTCATAACATCTTTAACAGCGCGATCTGCAAGAGTTATTCTGTCCCGTTTAGTTAAGAACTTGAAATCATTGATCCTGGTTTGGTACTGCCATACCTGTTTCCCAGGGTCATTATGTATAAAGCTTCTTAAGTAGAAGTGGCCTTCATCAGTACCATGCACAGAAGCGCCCGCAACAGCCTTCAAGACTACGGATGTACTGTTATGATCCATAGGAACATAAGAGGTTTGATCTTCTTCTGTGTAGACAGTTGTATTAGGAGATAATCTAGCATCATACCTCAGTACATGATTTTCCCTTTCCAGTTCTTTGATCCTGTTTTGCAACAGGTATTCGTTCGCTGTGAGCGGGGTAATATCTAGTTTTATGTCAGTCATTCCGCGTCTCCCTTTGACTTGCTGCATAGGCTTTCTCCATGTACGTTGTGATTGCCGCTTCTGCTTGGTCAGCCCATTCCTGCTTGATATCAGTCATCGCCAGCCTCCCGCTTCAATACTTCGGGGTGACGCTCGACAGCATCAAGCATCCACAGATACGCCTTGGCGTGTTGGTTATCGCCGTGGGTTTCGGCTATGGCAGCGCGGAACTCGGCGGCGGTCATTGGGTGTTATCCTTTATTATGTTCTTTTCAACCGTCACCGAAGCGCCGCCGGTGTGCGGGTTAAATGTCACTTTTAACACGCATGTTGTGAAGTCGTCGCGCATCCAACTGCTCACCCATTTAGGGTTATCCGTCACTGCCTTCGGGTATTTGTCGCCACCCCAGAGATCCCCCAAGCAGAGCCAGTATGTTTGATCGTCCGTCATCTCTCTAAATCTCCCAAACAAGCGCCAGGATTGCGCTAAGTGAAATCGCCGATACGACGATTGACGCTGTGATGATGTTGGCATCCAGGCGCGACAAGCGCGGCGGGAGGAGCCAGTCAATGAGGTCAGTCATTGGATGCGGCTTCCTTTTTCCTCGCCCGCTCCGAAGCCTTTAACCGGCTTTCTGCACAACGCTTGCAATGCGGCCCATAACTTTCATTGCGAGACCCGCGTAATATGCCAGATGCGCGCTTACCGCATTGATCGCAGGTGCTGTTGGTCGGTTCAAACCACCGGAGATTAGTCGTTTCACTCATTACTCAGCCTCCTGCTGATCGAGAAGTTTGCCCGCTAGGTCGATGTTCATTTCACAGAGCGCGAGAGACACAGCCGCAGAAAGCGCCCCATGTGATTCGGCGTAACCCGCAGCGCAGTAAAACGCTCGGTAATCGTCAGCGCTATGAAATTCCCTGCATCCAGCGCGATAAACGATTGCGCCGGACTTGATCCACGCCCAATGCGAGTAGCCACGCGGGCTGGTGCCTGACATTACAACGCCCTTGGCCCCGGCGAGGTCGGCCCGGTTGAGGTTGGCCCCGTCGAGGTTGGCCCCGGCGAGGTTGGCCTCGTAGAGGCTGGCCCCGTAGAGGCTGGCCCCGGCGAGGTTGGCCTCGTAGAGGCTGGCCCCGTAGAGGCTGGCCCCGTAGAGGCTGGCCCCGTAGAGGCTGGCCCTGTTGAGGTTGGCCCCGGCGAGGCTGGCCTCGTAGAGGCTGGCCCGGTTGAGGTTGGCCCCGTTGAGGTTTGCCCCTTTGAGGTTTGCCCCGTCGAGATTTGCCCCGTAGAGATTTGCCTCGTTGAGGTTTGCCCTGTAGAGGCTGGCCTTGTTGTTTTCAGCGGCCTGGCGAACGGTGTCGCCTTCCGCAATGACTTCGTCGGTGAAGCGGTTTTTGATCTGCACCATCATGCGTCTCCCTAATCGCGGTCGGGTGATTCCGTTTGCGATTTGATGTAGACATCTTATAAAAGCCCGCTTATGGTGTAAAGCACTAAATGCAAAAAAGGTGAAAAAAAATGACGACGGACGAAGTGGTAGATTATTTCGAAACGCAAGAGGCGGTCGCCAAGGCGCTTGGGATTACGCAATCCGCCGTATCCCAGTGGGATGACCGACCGCCTATGCTGCGGCAGTATCAGATCCAGGTTCTGACGCGCGGGGAGTTGCGGGCTGATGACTGATATCAAAGATGTGCTTGAGCAACGGGCGGGGACGCATGGTGATTTTGTTGAGGTCTCATGGTTCGCGCAAAGCCTAAAAAAAGAAATGCGGGCGTATGAAGGATATGATGACCTCACATCCTGGCAGTGCGAGGCGCTGGACATGATCGCCAGCAAAATAGCAAGGATATTGGCAGGTAATGCAGACGAGCCTGATCATTGGCTCGACATCGAGGGCTATGCCAGACTGGCGCGTGAAAGGATTAACACTGATGGCTGACATTACGAAAATCATGGGTGGGCCATATCGCGGTGCCACGGTTGAAGCGTATTCCGAGCCGCCAGAGGTTCAGATTGCAGACGCCATGCGATCAGCAGGGATTGAGCCGCCAGCAGACATTCGGATTGACGGCCAGCTTCATCGGTTCAGCACTAAGGGCCGCAAGCGGGACGACTCCGGTTGGTATATCGTCTTCCCAGATACGCCTGTGGCTGGCCGGTTCGGGTGCTGGCGTGATGGCATTGACGGGACGTTTAGGGCCAATCTTAATCGGGAACTAACCGTCCCAGAACAGATGTCGATTGCCCGGCGTCAAAGCGAGGCCAAAGCGCTGCGGGACGCCGAGCGGCAGCGGAAGGCGGAAGTAGCGGCGGATACTGTCCAGGCCATATGGCGGGATGCCACAGGCGCATCGCCTGACCATCCATACCTCGCCAAGAAGAACATCAAACCGCACGGGGTGAGGACAACGGGCGATGGGCGGCTGATTGTACCATTGTTCGGCCCAGACGGGGATCTGAGCAGTCTCCAATACATAGGCGAGGATAAACGCTATCATCCAGGGGCTGCCACGCGGGGATGTAGCTGGACGCTGGGCGATTTAGACGGCTCAACGATATTTGTGGCCGAGGGGTTCGCCACAGCCGCTACAATCCACGAAGTGTCGAACAGGCCGGTGGTGGTGGCATACAGCGCCAACAATCTCCCAGAAGTCGTGCGGCAGCTTCGCGAGCGACACGGGGCGACCCAGGACATTGTGGTGGTGGCTGACAACGATGCGTCTGGCGTCGGGCGGAACAAAGCCGACGAGGCATCGGCCAAGCATGGCTGCCGGATCGTCATGCCTCCTGAACTTGGCGATGCTAACGACTATGCTCTGGCAGGCCATGATCTAATGGCCATCCTGTTCCCACCCCAAGATGACTGGTTGATCCCTGCCGACGACTTCTCAGCCCAGCCTGCACCGATCAAATGGCTGGTCAAGCGCTGGATACAGCGTGAAGGGTTGGTCATGATCCATGGGCCGTCCGGGTCGGGTAAGACGTTTATGGTTCTCGACATGATGGGATCAGTGGCATCGAGGGGAGCCGTGGGGGATTGGTTCGGTAACAAGGTCAGGCACGGGTCAGTCGTATATCTGGCGGGCGAGGGCCATCATGGTTTGCGCGGGCGATTGGCAGCCTGGAAGGCTCACAACAAGGTTGACGCCCTGAATATGTATATCTCAGCCCATGGCCTCGACCTCAACGCCCCAGATGGCTACCAGAAGGCTGTGGAGGCTATCAGGGGACTGCCTGAAGTGCCTACAGCCATAGTGGTCGATACCCTGCACAGGCACCTCCAGGGCGATGAGAACAGCGCGCAGGATGCCAAAGGGATGCTTGACGCCTGCGGGGCGTTGATCCAAGAGTTCAAGGCCACCGTGGTCTTAGTCCATCATACCGGCGTCTCAGCCGAAGCCCAGCATCGAGCGCGGGGATCATCAGCCTGGAAGGGTGCGCTAGATGTAGAAATATCTGTCATCCCAGGCGATACGATTGAGATCGTGCAGCGTAAGTCTAAGGATGCCGAGGCAGCACCAAACCTATTCGCTGAACTCCAATCAGTTCCGATTGCCGGCTGGTATGATGAGGATGGTGAGCAGGTGACATCGGCTGTGATGATCGAAGGGGTCGAGCCTATCAAACCAACCAAAGACAATCCGATCATCAAACATCAACGGACATTTGAGATGGCATGGAAGGGGGTCAAGAACCCCATTGACCCCGATGGGCGCCCATACATATCCCGTGATGACCTCCTGCAATATCACCTTAATAATCTCGGATTAAAGCCTGCATCAGCGGCCCAAAACCTCAAACCATCGGCGGATGGCCGGATTGTGTGCGAATTGCTAAGGTCTGGCGATATGGTAACGAGCGGCGATGGTTGGTCTGTTACCGGGTCATCATGGAAAACCGCACTTTTGCTAGGGGTTGAGGGCGATGGGTAACGAAGGTAACGAGGGGTAACGTAACCGTATTGTGCCGAAATTGGCAGAAGCGAGGAGGGGTAACGTAACGTAACCGGTCCCTTTAGGGACCGTTACCCGTTACCCTGACGATGCAGGAGGATTACGATGGAAATAAATGTGGCGACTAATGTGAAGAGCCTGACCCAGGTGATGAACGCTTTTGGCAAAGACCAACTGCCATTCGCCATGGCTCAGTCAATGAACCAGACGGCGTTCGAGATGCGGACCCAAACTATCGAACGCACATGGCCCGGCGATGTCACGCAACGCAACAAGCGGTTCATGCGTTCGGCCATGATGACGACGACCAAGCGGTCAGGGAACTATGCGACCAAGAAGAACCTGAACGTGACAGTGGGCAACCATCCCAAGGGCCACAAGCTGAACCGTGATTTCATGGAACGGTTGGCGGTCGGTGGGGTCAAGAAGCCACGCGGTACATCGCTGGCCATCCCTGGGCGCGATGCCAACCTGCCTCGCACTGCCGGTGGCGCAATCAGGAAGGCCAACAGACCGCGTCAACTGCTCAATCGCAAGAACGTGTTCAGGATCACATCTAAGGGCGGCGCGGATCTGATCGTGCGGAGGGCAACGAAGAAACGCTATCCGCTGCAAGTCCTGTATTTGATGGAGCCCGATGGAAATGTTAAGAAGCAGTTCGATTTCTATGAGGACGCGGGGAAGCAGGGGAAAATTTCCATGGCTAGAAATTTCAAAAAGAACTTCAAGAAGGCTCAGGCGTCGGCAAAGCCTAAGCGGCGGTGAGATTGCGCGGGTCCTCCCTGGCTGATAGCCATGCGGGTAACGCGCGAC